AGCAGTTGCACAACTGGATTCCGGCACGGGCGACTGCGGACGCCGACCTCTTGCCCGACATGGACATGCTGGTCGCGAGGTCCCGCGATCTCAACCGCAACAACGGGGTGGCCGCGGGCGCATTCCAGTCGCTCCAGGACAACGCCGTCGGCGTCGGCCTGCGTCTCAACTGCGCACCGGACTACAAAGCGCTGGGCAAGGACATCAACTGGCAGAAAGAGTGGAGCCGGATCACGGAGAGCCTCTGGCGCACGTGGGCCGACACCGTGTACTGCGATGCCGCGGGCCAGCAGACGTTCAATTCCCTCACTCAACTCGTCTTCCGGTCCTCGCTCGAAAACGGCGAGGCGTTGTGCCTGCCACTCTGGCTGGACCGCCCGGAAACGCCGTTCAAAACCTGCCTTCAACTGGTCGAAAGCGACCGGATGAGCAACCCGCAGTTCGTGCCGGCGAGCCTGTACCTGCGCGGCGGCATCGAGACGGACGTCTACGGGAAGCCGATTGCTTACCACATCCAGAAGCAAATGAACTGGCCGGGCTACTACTACGGGATTTACGGCATCCAGGGCTACGGCATTTCCTCCGGTCTGGAGTGGGAACGCATCCCGGCGATGACGCCATTCGGGCGCAGGCGCTTCCTGCACGTGCATGTCAAGGAACGGGTCGATCAGACCCGCGGCAAACCGATTCTCGCGCCCGTGATCGAGCAGTTCCGCATGCTCGATTCCTACCAGCGGACGGAATTGCAGTCGGCCATCGTCAACAGCCTGGTCGCCGGCATCCTGGAGACGCCGATGGACCCGGCAGGCATCGCGGAAATGATGGGCGGCGACCCGAATGCCTATCTGGCGTCGAAGAGCGAATATCGCGTGCAGCTTGAGGGCGGCACCATTGTCCCCTTGTATCCCGGCGACAAGATGACGCCATTCACTCCCAGCAGGCCTTCGGTGCAATATGCGGCGTTTGTTGAAAGCGTGCTGCGCCAGATCGGCTCTTCGATGGGCCTGCCCTACGAACTGGTGCTGAAGGATTTCAGCAAGACGAACTACTCTTCCGCCCGCGCAGCGTTGAATGAAGCGTGGCGCTTCTTCATCAACCGCCGCACGTGGCTCTCGACCTACTGGTGCGCTCCGGTGTACCGTCTCTGGCTGGAAGAAGCGATCAACGCCGGCATGATCGAGGCACCGGGCTACTACGACAACCCGGAACTCTATCTGCGTGCCAAATGGATCGGGCCGGGCCGCGGCCAGATCGATCCGACCAAAGAGGCGGAAGCCGCGCAGATCCGCATGGATACCTTCACGTCAACCCTCGAGGACGAGTGCGCGGAGCAGGGACGCGACTGGGAGGACGTGCTGGAGCAGCGGGCTCTGGAAGTGGCGCGGATGAAGGAGCTCGATCTGGAGTCGCCATTGACGCCGCGGCCACCGAAGGGCGAGACGCTGGCACCGGATATCGCGGAAGAACCGCCGGCAGCGCCTGCGACCCCGGCTAAGGAGGCAGCGTAATGGCCCGTACCCGCAGATTGCTGCGCGTGATGAGCGCCGTCATGGAATATCCGTGGGCCATCTCCGACGACGGCATGGCTCTGATCGAGCGCATCCTCGACCGCGCCATCACCGGGACCGATGTCGATATCGAGGCGGTCGCCACGCAGATCGGCAGGCCGCTCGACAACACCGGGGGACGCGTCGAGATGCGCGGCAGTGTCGCCGTCTTCGACATCCAGGGTCCGCTGTTCCGGCGCAGCGACCTGTTCACCAATATCAGCAGTTCGACCACGGTGGAGAACCTCGCCGTCGATCTGCAACGTGCCGCCGACAATTCGCTGATCACCCACATCCTGCTCAACATCGATTCGCCCGGCGGGCAGGTCAACGGCATCCAGGAATTTGCGGACCAGGTGCGCGAGGTCGCCGCGATCAAGCCCGTCGTGGCCTATGTCGACGGCATCGGCGCGTCCGGTGCCTACTGGATCGCGAGTGCGGCCAACTCTATCGTGCTCAACGACACCAGCCTCGTAGGCTCTATCGGCGTGGTCGCCAGTATCCGCGACAACCGCGCTGCGCAGGAGAAGCAGGGCGTCAGGCAATACGAGATTGTCAGCACGCAGTCGCCGTTCAAGCGCCCCGATGTCGCCACCGAACAGGGCCGGGCGCAGATTCAGGAAATGGTCGATGCGCTCGCCAGCGTGTTCATCGACCGGGTCGCTTCCTTCCGCGGCGTGACCGCGGAGGACGTGATGTCGCGATTTGGACAAGGCAAGATGCTGCCCGCGAAAGCCGCACTCGATGCGGGCATGGCCGATGAAATTTCGAGATTCGAGCCGCTGGTTGCCCGTCTGGCGGTGGAACACGGATCGCCACGGGCAATCAGCGCAAAGGAGAAACCTATGGCCGGAAATAATCCAACAACCACGCAGCCTGGCGGAGAGACGCAGCCTGCACCGCAACCCACAACCAATCCCGCGCCCGCGGCAACGACAATTCCCGCGCCCGCGGCAACGACTGCCCCGTCGCCGGCAGCAACCACCAACACCGAACGGCAGCGGATCGCCGCCATCCTCACGTGCCCGGAAGCCGAAGGGCGCGAGGGATTGGCGCAGATGCTGGCGCTCGAAACCGAAGAGAACGTCGAGGTCGCCCGGCGCATCCTGGGCGCATCGCCGAAGGCAGTCGCGGGTGCGGCGGCACCAGCCCCGAACCCGCTGGCGGCTGAGATGGCAAAGTTCAAGAACCCGGAGGTGGGGCCCGCGGGCAACGCCGCGGCAGACGACTCGCCGCAGGCCGAAGCCTCTCGCGTGCTCGCTTTCGTTTCCCCGGCGCGGCGTCTTCCGAACGCGTCGTAACCCAGTGTTCTTAACCAACCGAAAGAGAGGTTTTATTTATGGCAAGTTACGCTCCAATCGGACAAGCGGGTTTTTCTTCGACGCCGTTCAACTATTCGCCGCTGCTCAGTGATGGCGACGATGTGGTCAGCCGCAGCGCCTCGATGGCGTCTGGCGGCGGCGTCCAGAAACGCGGCACAATCCTCAAGTACGATCCGGCGACCGGGCTGATCACCATCCCTGCCGCCACGACCGACTGCAACGCAATTCTGGTGAACGACATCGACGCCACCAGCGCGGCGGCATCGGCGCTCATCTATGTGGGCGGCAAATTCAAGGCCGACGCCATCATCTGGCCCGGCGCGTTGTCGCATGCTCTCTGCACCGAATCGCTGCGCATGCACGACATCCAGATCGAGTCGGTCGTGTTCACCGACGGCACGCTGGTCAAAGCCCAATCCCTCGATTCCGAAGGGCAGGCCGCGCAGCAGGTTGTGGAGTTCAACAAATCCGAAGAAGAGGCGGCGAGGTCCGGTGCGCCGGGTAAGGCCGCTGCGGAGCAGAAACCCTCCATGGATAGCCCGTGGGCTTACCTGACCGCGGAGGAACGCGAGAAGAACCCCGAATTCGCCGAAGTCCCGACGGCGAAGGAACTGGGCGAAGCGGTGGGCGCAGGCGAGGGTTCCGGCACTCCGGTGACTCTCAGCCCCACCAGCGATACGGTGGCGGCGACACCGGAGACTGCCAGCTTCCACGTCACCATGACGGCACCGGGGATGGGGACCTGGACTCCGGTCAAAGACAGTTCGACCTGGCTCTCGATTGTTTCCCCGACTGCTCCGCAAAGCACTGACGGAGACGTGACCTACGCAGTCGGGCTCAACAATTCGGGTCTTTCGCGGACGGCCACAATCACCGTCAACGGCAAAACCTTCACGATCAACCAATCCGCAACTTAACGTTTAGCGTCGTCCTGGCCGGGGCATCTGGCGACACCCCGGTCAGGCGGCATGACCTTAACCGTTTTCCACTAAGGAGAGTTTTCCCATGGCCGATCTTTTTTCCACCGACGTATTGAATCGGGTCGTCGCCAGCCTGCTCGGTGATTCGCAGTTCCTGCTCGACCGCTATTTCGGTATGACCCAGACCGAAACATCCGAAGAGATCCACTTCGACGTGATGAATGGCAAGCGGCGGATCTCGCCGTTCGTTTCGCCGCTGGTCGAAGGCCAGATCGTCAGCACGCTGGGCTTCGTGACCAACACGCTGAAGCCCGCATATGTCAAAGACAAACGCGTCTTCGATATGAACCGTCCGCTGAAACGCGCACCGGGCGAGCAGATCGGCGGCACGATGAGCCCTGCCGACCGCCAGCGGGCACTCGTCGCCAGAGACATGCAGGACCAGTTGACCATGCTCAACCGCCGCATGGAAGTCATGGCGGGCGAAGTGCTGACCACGGGCAAGTCCACCATCTCGGGCGACAAATACCAGACCGTCGTGCTCGATTTCGGACGGCCCGCGGGCAATACCATCACCGTCGCGAAGCTCTGGAGCGACCCGAGCTCGCTGCCGCTCGATGACCTTCAGGACTGGTCGCAGATCATGTTGCAGGCGACGGGCGTCATGGCGACCGACGTCATCATGACCGTGGACGTCTGGAAGGTCTTCCGCAGTAACGCGTCGATCAAGGACCGCCTGACCTTGCAGCGCACCGCCAACGTCCTGCCCACCATGGAGCAGGCCGCGCAGATCACCGAAGGTGGCGTGTACATGGGCTCGCTCGACAACTTCAACATCTTCGTTTATGCGGGATGGTACGTGGACCCGGCGGACGGCATCGAGAAGCCCATCATCCCCCCGACCACGGCAATCCTCACCGCACCGCAACTGGAAGGCGTGCGGGCATACGGCGCAATCCGCGACGAGGCCGCCGGGCTCCAAGCGGTTCCATATTTTGTCAAGAGTTGGACCGAAGAAGATCCGTCCGTCCGTTTTCTGATGCTGCAATCGGCACCGCTGGTATTTCCGACGAGGCCGAATGCGAGTTTTAAGGCCAAGGTCCTGTAGCAATTTCCTGTCTGGGGGCGCATTGCGATTCTCCCCTTCTTCAGTGATCGGGACGCCCCCAGCGGAAAGCCAAAGCGCATTCACCCGGCCCGGTTCGGTCGCCGCCGCCGCCGGGAAATGCGCTGCGGAATTAGGAGGGAAGGAATGTTTGCCGGCTACGTCAACCCGTTCATCAGTTCGCACGTTCCCATTCTCTGGAACGCGCTGATTGGCGAGTTCGGGCGCAGCGTTGACTACTGGCCCGACGACGATTCGGCGCAGGTCGTGACGATCACCATCATTTGGAAGGAAGGCGCCGAAGACGAGACGATGTCGCCCGGCCGCTACTCCCATATCCTGGTGCAGAATTCGGATCTACCGCGCGACCCCAAGCCCGGCGACACGGTCGTGAACGACGGCATCGAGTACGATACCGTGCGCGTCAGCGCCTTCGCGTATGACTACAGCTTGATCGTCCTGCAGGACAGATCGGAGGATTTCTGATGCCCGTGAAAGTTCAAGTCAAGAAGACCGGGCGCCTGAAAGGACCTAACCTCAGCGACCCGCAACTCAAAGCCATCGGCGAGGAGATGGTGACAGTGCAGAAGAAACGCTGGGACGACGGGCTCAACGCCAGCGGCAATCAGGCCAAAAAACTCAGCTTTAAATATTTCAAGGAAAAGCAAAAGTACACCGGACAGGCCAGCCCGATTCGCGACATGACGATGACCGGCGAGACGGTCAAGAACTTCAGCCTTCGCCGGGCATCGCAAGGCTCGATCCGCGCGGAGAATACGTCGCGCCTCACGCGCCAGAAGGCGACTCGGGCGCAGAAGGCCGAAGAGATGATCGGTTTTGCGGGCACCGATCAGATCGCCGTTTTCAAGGCAAGCCAGTTGCAGTACGGCATCTACTTGCAAAAGGCCTGGATACCCATTGGTTAATTTCATCGATTTGACCAACGCGATTGTCAGCACGCTGGCTCTGATTCCAGAGTTGGTGGCGGCGTTGGGCGGCGATCCGGCCAACATCGTCGGGTACATCGACCGGAATCCCGACAATAACTCCACCTCACTCGCCATCTACAAACAGAAGCCCGGCAGCGTGCTGGTGATCTGGCAGGAGTCTGTGATCACGGAGGGCGAGATGGAAGCGTGGCTCCATCAGTTCGTCATCTTCGTCCGCGCTTCCCGCGGCAATTCTCCGCTCGATCTGATCTGGCTGATCATGAATGGCGTGCCCGTGCCCGGTGACGGGTTGCGCTGGCGCTACTGTCCCGTGATGCCGGGCGTGCTGCCCGCGCACATAACTCCCATCACCCGACCGATGGATTCCGAAGGCATCGACTATCACTCAATCGTTTGTGAAATCAAAGAAACAGGAGACGCATAAACATTATGTCTACGACTCTTGCCCCGCCCCGGCAACGCGACGGGATCAACCCGACCGCGGGTCCGACCAGTTGCCCGGCTAACATTCGCGAAACCAAGATCGCCTTCGGGATGAAGCCGCAGACCGATCTGGCAACCATCAACACCGCCCCAGAGCTATGGAGTCTCACCAAGACCAATCCCGCTCTCGGCGTCGTTAACCCGGTCACTGAAGATGACGCGCAGGACATCGGCAAAGGCGACGAATTCCCGACCACGGTCTATCCATCGAATCTCGACACGGCTGCGGTGATCGAGAAATACGTCTCCAGCGAATTCATGGCGTGGCTGTTCTGCTTCACCACGGGCAAAGCGACCAAAACGACCATCGGTGGCAGCGGGTTCAGTTACGCCGCGGTGCCGTCCGATCCAGTGGTCGAATGCATCAACCTGCCGCCGTTCACTTACGCCGAACAGATCCGCCCGCAGCCCGATTCCGTGGTGGACCGTGCGCTGGTCGGCATGGTGGTCAACGACTGGACGCTTTCGCTGGCGTCGGGACCGGGCCGCGCCAACTGCCGCGTCAGCGTCAACACCGTGGGCACCGGATCGGTGACGTTTCCGTCGGGGCTGACTTTCCCTGCCGTCACTACGGAGCATATGCTGAATGCTTCCGGCGCTTCGATCAACATCAACAACATCGATTACGTGCTCAACGCAAGTTTCATTTCCGCGGAATTCCGCTGGAACAACAACGTGCGTCTCGCCAGCGGCTACTATCCAGGCAGCGGTCAGCAGAACGGCTATGCCATCAGGGGCCGCATGGAATATGGCAATCGCGAATGCACGTTGACCTTCGTCGCCAGAGCGGCCAAGGGATCGCAGGAGTTCGCCAACCTGATGGCTCAGACGGAGGGCCCGGCGACGATCACGGTCAAGGGGGCTCTCATCGGCGCGGGACCGCAGACTCACCAGTTCTCGATTCTGTCAACACGCTCGTCAACCTCAGGCGTGGTCAATGGCGAGGCCGATGGCATCGTGACGGTCAATTGCACGGTGCGCTTCCTGAAGCCCGTCTCGGGCCCATATCTCTCGCTGACCGCGGTCTGCGAAACGGACGCCATCTTCGGGCTGTAAAGGAGGTTTCTGATGCCTATGGTCCGTATGGTGTTTCTCATCCTGGCTCTGGTCTGTTTCCTGGTCGGGACTATTAATATCCAACCGCCGGGAACCCGGCAAATCAACTGGGTGAGCGCTGGACTCGCACTGCTGGTGCTTGCCTATTTCGTGGGGGCTTAAACGTTATGTTCGATGACAAAGCTGAACTTGCGATGCCCGCGCCGGCCCGTCTGGGCGGCGCGATCGTGACCGTGCGCTGGCCGACCGACGCGGAATGGGCCATGCGCAGTCGCGCCCGCAAATTCATCACGCGGCGCCTGGGGCGCGGCAAGAGCGAAACCATCGCGCCCGAACCCGGCGAGGCCGACCTAAAGCTCTACGAGGCGATTTCGGTGAACGGTTCGCCGGCGCTTTCCGCGGCGGAAGCATCGATGGTGCTCGAGGCCATCTCCATGTGCCTGGTCACCAACGTCGAAGTTGACGGAACAGAGGCCTGCGTTTCACTGAACGTTGTCACTGGCTCCGTGCAGCATCACCTGAAAGTGCCGACCGCGGAACAGATCCTGCAGTATCGCAGGGCTGCGTTCCGGTTGATTGATTTGCCTTACAACCAGCAGGAGATTCGCTTTACTCCCGAAGCTGGCGCCAAGTTGTGGGACCAGTGCGAAGGCAAGGGCGACTCCTACCAGGGGTCGGTCCCGGCGCCGCACAAGGCCGAGGCTGTTCGCGCGGTGATCGACTTCGTTGACCAGCATCTGGGGCCTGCGACCGATGACCCAAACTCATAGCCGGCGGGGATTGGCCGGAACAACCTTCGCCGAAATTCATCTTTCACCGGATGCTGCGGCAAAAGGATCTCTGCCCCACGCCCGCGGAATGCCCAGAGGTGCTGATCTACGATCCGCTTGCCGGATCCTCCGCGCTGCCATGTCCAGAGTGCCCGCGACAGGCCCTCCAGAGTTACCTGGAATCGCCAGGCGGCCGGCTGATGTCGATCGTGATCGATCTCGATTTCGCGCTGCAAGCCGGCATCGCCGTGCCGCTGGACTCGATCCCGTATCCCGAATTTTTACTGCTGCGCCAACTGGCCGACGAGCGGGCGGAGTACGAGAAGGAACAGATCCAGGAACAAGCGAAGCGTAAATCCTGATGGCTTCCAATCGCATCTACATCCAGGTCGATTTTCAATCGCAAGACGCGAATGCGGCGATTACTTCGCTCAATCAGAATATCTCCAACATCGGCACGGCCTCGCAGCAGGCTACCGCGCAGGCTACGGCCGGCGTCAAGGGATTTTCGGTAAGTGTTGACCAGGCAAGTAATTCGCTGAGCCAATTGAGCGCAGCCCTGACCGGCCTGGGTGTCGCGAGAGTGACTCAGCAGCTGGTCGTGATGGGCGATCAGCTAAATCGGATTCAGAGAGCTTTTGCGGCCACGACCGGCGGCGCGCAAGCCTTTCAGGAACTTCAAAAGATCGCCGAAGCTAGCCGCTTCTCATTCGAGAATCTGGCCGCCAGCGCCAATCAGTTGCGCAATTTTGGAGTGGCGATGAAGGACCTGCCCGGCGTGATGCGAGCCTTCTCCGGCGCAGTCGATCAGGCCGCCGGAAACACTGAAGACTTGAGTCAGGCCGTCCAAGCTTTCGGCCAAATGACCAACCAGCAGTTCGTGAGCGCCAAAAGTGTGTACCAGAGTTTCGGGGCTGTCGGTCTGCAAATCATGCAAATGCTTCGGGACGAGACGCACAAAAGCGTGCAGCAGATCCGCGAGGATACGCGGCTCATGAATACCGACATCCTGGCGCAGATGATCATCATACAGGCCCGGATCAAGAGTCTGGAGGCGGGGCCGGTCGGCGAATCAGTCACCGCGCGTTTTAGCCAGTTGCTGACCTCGATTAACGCCCTCGCCCAGGAATTGGACCACGCGCTGGGACCATCTTTGGGCAAGGTGCTCGGGCTGGTGGAATCCCTTGTAACGGGATTGACCGATCTGACGAAGGCTTTCGAAAAACTGCCGGAACCCGTCAGAGATGTAGCCGTGGGATTGGGCGGGTTGGCTCTGGCCGGCGGGGCGGTCGCTGGAGCATTCGCCGCATGGCGCGGGATCGCCGGAGTAGTTGGCACCGTAACGGCCTTTCTCGGCGGCGCAGCCGCAGCGACTGCCACCGTGGCGGCCGAAGCCGGGACGGCTGCAACCGTCCTGACGGGTGTAATCAGTCTGGGTACCGGCTTAGGAGAAATTGCCGCGATCATTGCTGCCATTGTCGGCGGTGTCGCGTTGTTGATGTCTTTCGGCGAAAAAGCCAAGACGCAAGCACCGACCAAAGATGCCCGCGACCAGCAGATCGCGGACCTCAAGCGCCAATTGGCGGATTTGTCGAAGCGGCTGTACGCACCCGACGAAAAGAAGACCGAAGAAGCCAACAAGCGGGCCGCCGATCTGCTGGATGAAGCCAACAAACGCAGCCTGATGGTCGGCAAGGAGAGCATCGCCGCGCTCACGGAAGCCTACAAAGTACACTTTCGTTCCGTCGCGGGATTCGCCGAGGCCACAGCCACGGTCCGCAAGGCCCTCGAGGTGGACATCGCCACGGAGGTCAAGAAGGCTGACGAGGAACGCCGCAAGGAGCACCTCAAGAACCTCGACGAGCTTCTCTCACTGCAGCGAAAGGTTGATACCGCGCGCGCCAGCGTGATTCCCGACGAAACTTATGCTGGGCGGCAGCAGTCGGCGCAGCGAACCGCTTCTGACTTTGAAGCAGATATCCGCCAGCAAACGGCGAGCCTGAACGCGGAATATGATCGTCGCGCCAAGTTGCAAATCGATTCCTTGCGGGCCATGGGCGGCGAACACGCAGCGGAAGTCGCCAACCTCGAAAAGATGATGGCCGACAACCGCATCGAGCAGAACGCCATCGCGGATGCGAAGGTCGCCCAGCATCGGCTTCAATCGGAGCGCGAGATCAACGTTCTCATCGAAGAACAACGCAAGCAGATGGCCGAGCAGGATCTGCAGGATCAACTGACGCTCATCGAGCAGACCAAGAACCTGCGGGTCGCAGCATTGGGTGCAACCACGCCGGAAAGCCTCCCTGAACGCTTGAAGCAGATGCGCGACGTCCAGCAGGCGCAGATAGAGGCGATTCAAAAAACGCGAGATGCCCGCATCTCCGCGGCCAAGGGCGAGTACGATTATTTCGTCCAGGAGCATCCCGGCGCCACGGAGTCCATCGGCGAGGAGTACGCAAAGTTTGAGCATCTCCGCATCCAAACCAGCCGCGATGCCGAGGTGCAGATCCAGCTGGAGCGCATCAACCTCTGGAAGGAATCGAACGACGCCATCATCGCGGAACAGAAGAAGGTTTACGAGGGCATCAAGAGTGCCCTCGATAAGGTCTGGGACGCGCTGCTTAGTAGATCCCAAAGCGTCTGGCAGGCGTTGGGAAACGCCCTCAAGACGGCAGTGCTTGGCGCCATGAAGGAGATCGTCACCAGCCGGCTGGCGGCGACGATCGCCGGCGTGTTCGGTTACGGGACTTACAGCTTCAAGCGGGGTATCGGGGGCATCTACGAGCCGCCGTCGCCGTCCGGCAGCGGAATCCCGCTCGAGGTCCCCGCCATCGGCACTGGCGGTGGCGGCATCGTTACAAGCCCTAGCGGCGGCGGCCAGGGCGGCGCCGCCCGCTATGTCACCGATGAGCTCGGGCAGTACATGCGGGCTGCACAAATCGAAACCGGGTCGCAGGCCGACGTGGCGCGGATGCAGTCGCGTGGATACGCAGGCCGCTCGATGGACGATCAGGTGGGAGGAACGCTGCCCGCGGCGACTGGTGGCACCACGGGCGGCGGCGGCGGCACCACGGTGGGCGGAACCGGGGGCGGCGGATTCGGCGGATACGGCATACCCGGAGCCGCCGGGGGGCGCACTTCGATGCAGCAGAGTGTCGCGAGATTGCGCGACACGCTCAATATCGGAAAGCCGATCACGGTCGCCGACGGAACCTTCGATGCGAAGGGCAACGCGATCCCGGCGGGCGGTACGATTCCGTGGGCGGATGCTACCGGGATGCAGCGCATGAGCGCGATTCTGAAGTCGCCGGCAGCGGCACAGATCGGGATGACCGCTGGCTCCATGCTGGCAATAGCCGGATTGCAGCGCGGAGGACCAGCCGGGGGAGCGGAAGCCATCACGGGTTCGACCCTGATGGGCGTCAGCGCGGCGTCCATGTTCCCGGCATTGGGCCTGACGTATCTGGGAGGTGCGTTGCTAGGCGCAGGGCTGGGCACGCTGGCCTACGGCATCCAGCGTGGCGGCAAAGTGGGTGCGGCTCTCGATGTGGGTGGAGGTGCGCTCGCCGGGGCCGTTGTCGGCACGGCGATCTTTCCCGGTCTGGGCACCGCGGCTGGCGCTTTGATCGGGGCGGGCGTGGGCGCGATAGCGGGAGCGGCCCGGCTGCTGTTCCCGACGTTGATGGAGCGCATCCGCAGCGAGGTCAAGCGGGTCTACGGCGTCGACATTCCGCAGGCGTCGATCCGCAAACAGATCGCCGACATCATTACGCAGAAGTACGGAGGGAATCTCAGCATCGGGATCTACTCGCAGGACGTGCAGGATGTCGTGCGGCTATACGCCATCAGCACGGGCCAGAATCAGGGGGGCCTGCCGCGACCGATGTATGGCGCGAGCTTCGCGGAATCCGGGGCGGGCGGGCTACAGATCCAGCCCGTCTACAGCGGCGGGCAGTTGATCAACAACCCCTACGTCGGCACCACGCAGACGCAACTTTCGAATGCGCTGTTCACCAACCCGGCGGTTTACATGCAGCTTCATCCGCAGCAGGCTGCGGATCTGTTCGCGGGACAGGTTGTGAAGGTCATCGGCAACAATCCGGGTTCGATCGCGGCGGCGAACACCTCGGCGGCACAAAACGGCACGAACCGCACGACGCAGGCCAGCGCCTTGATGGAACCGCTGACGGTGACGCGATGAGGCTACTTATTGAGCCAATTGCCCAGAATCACGCCGATCCAGACCGCCGCCGCCACCCACGCCGCGATTATGGGGGGCTTGAACAAGAAGCTCCAGTCGGGGCCGATGCGATGGGCGCTGTCCGCTCTCGCGGGGGCGGTCCGGGCGGCCTTGCCCGCGCGGCAAAGCCCAGCAATAATCGCGCTCATCAGAAAAATGGCAAGGAGGCAAGCGACCACCACGAGTATCGTCATTACCGCCAGCATAGCCTGACCACCTGGGGTGAAGTCGCCATAATTTATCCCCAAAAATGCGAAAAGCAGAATCGACAGGAACCGCACGACGCGGGCCCCGGCGCTGATGAAGACGGTGACGCGATGAGATTATCGGATTCCTTCCAAGACGCGATCGCCGCACGGCCCGTCCTTGGGTGGAGTGACACCCTGCTTCAGCATTTTGATTTGGCAATTAACAATGATCGATTTTTGTTCCGCCTTGTAATCTTCGTCCTTCAGCCGTTCGCCAACCTTGGTAACTTCTGCATCGATTGCAGTCGCGTAGGCTTCTTGGACCTTGGCCGTAGCCTCTGGATTTCCTTTGGCTTGCCGGAACAGCGCGGCAAATTTGTAGGTCTGAGCCTCGATCGTGCTGCCCTCAGCCATTGCCTTATCGTATTGAGCTTTTTCCAGCGCCTGTTGCGCGGCTTCCATTTGCTCCTGCGCTTTGCGGCTCTGCGGTGCGGTTTTCTTAGCCTTGGCTGGAGCGTTGGTGGGGATGGAATCGGTCTGATATGCGCAGACCATGCCGGCGAAAAGGAACATCGTAACGAAATATCTCATTGCTTTCAGGGTAGCGATACCGATCAACCTCACGACACTACATTTCACCCCAACTTCTGTACTGAAAATGCAAAGGCGGGGCCACTGACGGTGACGCGATGATGTTACTTATCGACGAGCACCTGATCGATAATCCATGCCGCAGGCAAATCCGCACGGTCCAGCGACTGGATGCGCGACCAGTTCATCCAACCGCCAGCATCGTTAATGACGTGTTCGCGCTTATCCAAAACCTTGACCCGTTCGCCGTCGCGGAATTGCACTGCTTTACGCTTTGGGAGCATGTTGTTCCTAACGGCTTCGCGGTCTTCGAAACGGATTGCCCACGCTGCCGCGTGTCCCCGCAGCGCGGTATCCGGGTCCGGTCGCACGCAAAGGGATTCGCCGATCACGGTTGCGGCCACCCCGAACTTGGGATCGTCGAGGACGTATTGCCGCGGTGGCGCGGCCTGCGTTCGGTTCCCATGATGCGAATCGAGGAGGTACAGGCCCACACCGGCCACAATGGCGAAGGCAACGAACTTGAGGACGTCGTTACGGAAGTGGTTCATCTTCTTCCATGGTATGGAAGGGGCCAGGTCAACCGCAGCAGATTTCACCCCATCGGAGGCGAATTTGCCCGGTAACCTGAATGGCGCGGTGCCCGTCGGCGTGATGCCCTTCAGTCTCTGTTCGGCCTTCCAGGAAGAACTGAGATTGGAGACGCTGGTCAATGCCTATCCCGATGGATCGAGCGATCGGGCTGCGCTCGCGGTCAACGTGCGGCACTTCTTCCGCTTCACCCGCAATGTGACCGCCGCGCAGTACACGGCGTTGTGGAACTTCTACCACGCGCATCCCGTCGATGCGTTTTATTTTTATAACCTCCGCGAGACGGTCCCTCCGTGGACATGGGACCCGACGGGCAACAAGCCCGACGGGCGTTACATCGTCGTCTTCGACGGGTCGTGGAGCGAAACGATTATGATGGGCCGTTCGCAGGCCTCACTGGGCCTACGGGAGGTGCAGTGAGCGATTCGCTGGGCCCGATCCCGATCCCCGATCCGCCCGTCATCAGCGTCTTCCCGATCCAGCCGGATTATGGAAGCGGCATCGACTTCACGCCGCCGACCGCGGCTCACGTGTTCGACCAGCCCGGCCTGAAGACGGAGCAGCGCTACCTGCTGGGCTCCGGGGCCCGGCGCTTCCGCGTCACCAAAGACCATCTCTCCTGCGACGAATACGACAACCTCAAGGCGCATTTCGAGCAGGCCCAGTCGAGCTATGCGCAGTTTCCGTACACGCACCCGACGCCCGCGGGCAACATCACCGTCACCGCCCGCTACGAGAATCCGAACATTCAGTTCCCGCACCTCGTCGCGCTGATCGTCAGCGATCCCGGCGTGACCCTGCTGGAGGTTCCGACAGTGGTGCCGGCGTACACCAGCGTGGCGACGGTCACTCGCCTGCCCGATTCGACGTTGACCAGTGCGCTGCTCGATCAGGTGCAGCGCATGATTCCGCTGGTCACCGTCACGCCGCGGGACGGCACCGCGCCGATGTATCTGTCCAACCAGCGCTGCACGGTGGATGGCCGGCTGTACCTGCCGCGCCTGGTCGATTGGGGCGGAATCTCGCAGACCATCGGCGAAGCCAGCGATAGCGCGACGTTCACGTTCGGCAATGCGGACGACGTCTGGACGAAGCTCGCCAACCAGGCGAACCTGCTGCGGGCCGGCATTCAGTTCAGCCTGTTCCACGTGAATTCGAACTACCTCATCGAACTCTGGGGAGGGTATGCGCGACCGTGGTCGATGGATTCCAGCGGGCAGTTCGTCCTGCCCGCGAGCGACGGCGTCTTCCAACTCGGACTGGCTTACCCGGCGAGGCAACTCTCGCGCACGTGCTGGAAGGTCTACCGGGGTCGCTTCTGCCCGGCGAGCGCTTCTAACGGATTCCCCGATTGCCCGAAAGACTTTGACAGTTGCGTGGCCCGCGGCGTGCCGAAGTCGTTCGGCGGCGTGGTGGCGCTGCCGCAGTCGGTCCACATCAAAGACAACTCGACGGGCGTGTTCGGCTTCGGGCGCAGCAGTTTTACGTCCGTGTCGATTGCCGACGATTCGGTCTACGACCGTTCGGTGCAGGAGGTCTACACCGATGAGGCGATGCTGGTCAACTGCGATGTCGCCGTCGGGCGCGATGAGAGCAACTTCTACAGCGCACTGGGTATCGTTGGCGAAGGTCCCATCGGCGGTTACGACGCGAACCTCCTTCGTCATACGCTCGACGGCCAGCCGCCCCATGATCCGCTGCGCGGCGGCGGCTGGCGCGGCATCCTGGGAAACGATCCGGCGGGCGACTCGGACTACTTCGTTATCGACCAAGCGCCGTGGCTCAAGCAAGTCAAGGGCTGGATACCGACGATTGCCAATCTTCCGACTAGCGGCAACCAGGACGGAGACGGTTGGATCACTCAAGACACGGTCCATTTGTACGTCTGGAACAGCGACTATTTCGCAGACAACGGCAAACTCAGTTACGCCGGGGGGCTTGCCTTCGCCGAAATCCGGCGCACGGATCAGGTCGGCCTGCAACTCTCCGCGGTCACCGACCGCTCGATGTCGGTCACCGTAGATCAGGGCATCGCCGGCTGGATCTGGACCGCGCCAGGCCAGCGGGTCTACACGGGAGACGATCCAGACCCGACGAAGCGTGGATTGTCCAACACGGTCTGGGTCGCGGTCAACGTCTACCTGCGAGCCATCGGCCTGCGCGTGATTCCGTCCAACGCGTCCGCGGTGCCGGCGTCGGAGATGGAGAAGTACTTCGACGTGAATCAGGCCATCGCGATGGCGGCGATCTGCGATCTGCAAGTGCCCAGCATGATCGTGCCGACCGTCAACGAGCGGCAGTTTCCCTTCCGCGGCGTGCTCAAGGAAAAGAAGCCGTTGAAGGACTGGCTCCAGGAAATTCTCAATTGCTGTTTGGGATATTACACGTTCGTCAACGGCAAGTTGTGGATTGGCATCCGCTACCATTCCGGCGCACCGTCGGCGTACCAGTTCACGCGGGATTCGATTCTGTTCAAAAGCCTGAGCGCGGCACCGCTCAATCCGCAGTTCAACTGGTTGCTGGGGCAGTTCGGCGACGAGGAGTTCAACTGGGCCCTCAACACGGTCGGCGTTTACGATATGGACGCCGCCACGCTCGCCGGCAACGGAGACTCGCCGCAGTACACGCAGAGCACGATGACCTTCGTTGGAGTGTCTAACAAGAGTCAGTGCGCCCGGATCGTGACGACGCGCCTGCGCGAGGAGGTCGGCGGCGTCGGTCCCGCGGAGCAGCGTGACGCCCGCAACTTCAGCTTCCGCACCACGCTGCTCGCGCTCCAGATCATGGCGGGCGACATCGTCGCCATGAACAGCCCGCGCCTGCCCAACGGCTATTGCGAAGGGCGCGTGCAGTCATGGATGCTGAATCCCGACTTCAGCATCGACGTCCAATGCACCGCGACGACCGATAGCATGTATGCGCTCGACTCGGGTCCGAAGCCCGCGGACGGTCCCGCAGCGCCGATCATTTTCGAACATCTCCCGTCGATCAACGGCCTGACCTGGATGCCGAATGAGTTGGGACCGATAGCCGCCGATCCGATCTACCCGGATATGCTGGAACGAACCTTCGATCTCTGGCAGGATTACCAGGTTGCCCGCGACGGGTCCTGGGAAGCCGCCCTCTGGGTCGCCGGGCAGATGTGCATCAACCAGTTCGTGCCGGGGCAACAGCCGCGCATTCTGACCGGAGTGCTGGCCGCGGGCGGCACGCTCGACGGCCCACAGACGGTTTATATCGCGATCACGCAACGCCTGAATTCGATGCTGCCGCTTGCGCCTTCGAACCTGGTGGGGCTCTGGATTCCGCCGGGCGTCACCGGGCAGAAGGTGACGTTGAACGTGGCTGCTTCGCCCGATTCCGATCCGCCGTGGGATCTCTGGGCGGGCAACGACCGCCGCACCATCGGCCTGCAATCGAGCGGCACGAACGTGCAACCCAGCGTGGACTTCCTGGGGCCCGTCCACCCGATGACGGAAGGCCTGCCGGAAGCCGC